GAGGATGTTTAATTGAAAATTTAAGTTTTGCTGGTGCTACAATCACAACAAATCATCCAAGATGTGGTGCTGTTGCTTTTCCTCCAATACAAGAGAGTGTAGATTCTGGATTAGATTTTCAGTCAATATCAGGTTATACTCCACTTGGACCTGCAAATCAGGGTAAAGATTTAAGATGGAGATCACCTTATGTAAGAAATTGCACAAACTTCATGACTGGTAGCATAGGTATGAAGATTAATGGTGATCATGCGAATGCTGCCTACACAGGCACTAATGATGGAGGTCAAGATCTAAAATCAATGGTGTGTGATTCATTTACTCAATACAATGAGGCGGGTATTGGTGTGTCTATATCAAATAATGGATATGCTCAATTAGTTTCTATATTCACAATAGGTTGTGAGATTGGTATTGGAGTATCATCGGGAGGACAGTGTGATTTAACAAACTCTAATAGTTCTTTTGGTATCAAAGGTTTAGTTGCAGACGGATTTGGAGATATAGAATTCACAGGCATTTCTACTAACGGTCCTACCGATGCTCAATCAGATACAATTGTAACTGCAAATACAAAGGATGTAGATGGTAATATAAGAATTCCATTTGATGGTCAAGGAGTATTTTTTGTTCTTGATATGAATAATTATGAGGATTCAACATCAACAGCAACTGTATCAGCACCTTTAGAGGTAATAAGAGGATTAAAGGTTTTAAATGGGGGAAATGATGGTGATTATAGTGCGGGTGCACCACCAATAATAACTTTAAATGAGGCACCTCAAGGTCCTGAATCAATTTTACCAGAATTTTCACCTAATGTAAGTGCTGCTGGAACCATTACATCTGTTGATGTTTTGAATAGTGGTCGTAACTTCCTACCTACTCAGAATCTTTCAGCAGTTATTTCAAGTGGTAATGCAACATTTGAAGTTCTAACTGATCCAATATTATTCACTGTAAGTGAAGCAACAGAGTCTGCTGCTGTCACTGGAATATCAACAGTTACCTTTAATGAATTTATACCATATCCTATTTTCAACAACACCCATGTAAGGTTTGTAAGATTAAGTCGTATTATAACAAGTTCTCATTCATTTGAATATATCGGTGCTGGAACAGACATAAATACCTCAAACCCATTCCAAGGTGGAAAACCAATACCTGAGAATGAAGTGATTGCAATCAATGGAGGTCAAGTTCCTTTTACAAGTACAGATCAAAAAGGTAATTTCAGAATTGGTGATGGTCTAACAATTGACCAAACTACATCAACAATTCGAGGAAGAGATTTTAATAGAGCAATCCAAGCACAACTTACACCACTGATTTTAGCATTGAGATAATATGGCAATCGCACCAGTCAATAAATTTGTTTCTCTTGCAGTTCCTGTTGCACCAGGTCTGCAAAAGTTGTATGAGGTTCCGACTGGTACTTCTGCATTATTATTGTATACTCAAGTAGCAAATGTTGGTATAGCAGTAACTTATCCAAAAGTAACTTTTGTTCAGAAGAGAACATCAAGAAGCACAGGAAATACAAGAGATATTCGTGTAATCAAAGATGCAGAAATACCACCTAACGATGCAGTAATATTAATTGATGGTAGATTAGTTTTAGAGAAAACTCCATTAGTATTAGATCAAATATATGTTCAGGGAACACAGGATGGAGTTGGTATAATAACAGGAGTAACTTATGATGAACCAACTGGTATTGCAACTGTATTTACAAAAGAGGCACATAATTTTAGCGTAACCGATCCAGTCACAATGGCTGGTATTGCGTTTACTTGTCTAGGAACAACTGGAATAACAACAACTATTTTTCCAGATCCACAACAATCTTATACTGTTGATACAGTGGCCAATACAAAAGAATTCTCAACAGTGGTTGGTGGTAGTAAAGGATATGTTCATCTATATGGTTCGGCAATACATTATTTTGAAAGAGCAAGAGATAATGCTATTGAGGTAGCTGTCGGAACAGGTGGTTATTCTTTATTTACTGCTACAACAGGGACTTCATACAACCCTGCAAATGGTAATCTTGTAATACAAACAGCAAGTTCGCATGGATTATCTGTAGGAGATTTGATTAGAATAGATGATGGAGGAATAACATTTACATGTGCAACAGATAGTAATGCTTCTGATCATCCATATCCAAGAGCAACTGACCCTGCGAGTGGTAAAATTTTAACAATAACTGCTGTAACTACAAACACATTCACAGTCAATGTGGGAACATCGTCTGATACATCAACACATACATTTAAATCTGCTGTAACTAACGCTATAAAAAAAATTAATACAAGATTTAATGTATCTAATGCAGTATATAATGGTGGTCCACAGACAAATACAGTTCACGGAATACCAAATTTAGCAGCGGGTGAGATAGTTTTAACATTAACTACTAATCATAATTTGACTGGAGGAAACAAAATAAGAATTGCAATTGATTCAATAATATTTACATGCACTATGGATAATCGTGCAACAGAGCATGCTTATCCAAGAAAAACAGATCCTGCTGCTCCAACACCAAGACCTTCTGATCCAAAAAATCTTGGAGGTGATATTGCTGTATCAATTTATTCAGCAAATCAGTTGAGACTTAATGTATATCCAAGTTTATCTGGTGGATTCTTTGCACCACTTCAAATGGAACTCATCGCAAGCATCCTAGAAAATAGCACGTCGTAATATGCCAAAGTATCTAAGTGGTAGAGCCAAAAGAGTACCGCAGGATCAGTTATCCGACGATAGGTATCAATATCTTGCATTAGATCAGGCAGAACCAAATTTAGCAGATCCAATAACAGGACCATCAGTTCCATCAGGTGCTCAATATCAATTAGTGGCAGTGCCAGGATTTCCTGGTAAAAGATATTGGGTTCCAGTTGGAGGAGGATTGGTTCCTGGTGCAATTACAATTTTCGATGAGGGGACTATTGTTTCTGCATCAAGTAGTATTACACAATTAAATTTTGTTGGTGCTGCTGTTACAGCAAATGTGAGTGTTCAGAGTCCTTCTGGATTTCCTGGCATTGCTGCTACGATTACAGTTAATCCAGTTTCAATTACTGATGACCCACCTTCAAATGCTAGGAATGGTGAATTATGGTGGGAAAGTGATACTGGTGATCTGTATGTTTACTATGAAGATGTTAATAGTGCTCAATGGGTAACTACAAATACTGGTGGTGCAGGACCAGCGGGTGATAAAGGTCAGAAAGGTGAAAAAGGTCAAAAGGGTCAAAACGGATTATCAGGAAATCAAGGTGATAAAGGACAAAAAGGTGATAAAGGTGAAAAAGGTTCAGTTGAAGCACAAGGTAATAAGGGTCAAAAAGGTGAATTAGGTATTGGACAGAAAGGTCAAAAAGGTGAAAAGGGTGATAAGGGTCAAAAAGGAACTGATGGAACTGATGGAACAAAAGGTGAAAAGGGGCAAAAGGGAGAGACAGGACAAAAAGGTGAGAAAGGTCAGAAAGGAACTTCAGGTGGTGGAGCTACAGTAACAATATCTGATTCAGCACCAGGCAGTGCATCAACTGGTGATATGTGGTGGGATAGTGATGATTTTGATTTACATGTTTACTATGGTGATGGTGATTCTAATCAGTGGGTTTCAGTAACATCAAATGCAGCATTAAAAGGTCAGAAAGGTGAAAAGGGTCAAAAGGGAGAGAAAGGTCAGAAGGGTGAAAAAGGTGAGAAAGGTCAAAAAGGTGAAGTAGGTGCTTCAGGAAATGCAGGTGGTGATGGTGATAAAGGACAAAAAGGTGAGGTAGGTGCTCAAGGTCCTGATAATTCTACAAAGGGTCAAAAGGGTGAGGCAGGAGCAGCTGCATCAAAAGGAGAAAAAGGACAAAAAGGTGAAGTAGGGGCACAAGGTGTTGGAGGTTCAGCGGGAACTCCTGGTGATAAAGGTCAAAAAGGTGAAGTAGGGACGACTACCAAAGGGCAAAAAGGGGAAGTTGGTAATGTGACTGCAGCCATTCCTTCAGGAGGTATCATTGTATGGTCTGGTTCAGCGGGTGCAATTCCTTCAGGTTGGTATCTATGTGATGGAACCAATGGAACTCCAAACTTAAGTGGTAAGTTTGTAGTTGGTTATAGTGCAAGTGATAGTGATTTTGTTGTAAATGCGACTGGTGGTTCAAAAGATGCAGTGTTAGTCTCTCACACTCATAATCTATCGAATCACGTTCATGGATTTTCTGCTTCTACTGATTCACAGGGTGCTCACACTCACACATATAGTAGTGCTACTCAGACAAATAGAGTTGATAATGATGAAACTCATCAGTATCTTTATTCAAATACAACACAAAATACAGGTAGTGCAGGTGCTCACACTCATACGATTAGTGGTAATACTGGAACTCCATCCTCTAATACCACAGATACTTTAGGAGAGTCAGCAACTAATAAAAACTTACCACCATACTATGCTCTTTGCTATATTATGAAAGCATGATATAATATAGTTGATAATGTTTTTTTTATGGATTTAATTGATAGACCAAGAGGTTTAATAAAAGATTTCATATATGTAAAGGATAATTCATTATCTAAGTCTTTTTGTGATGAGGTAATAAAAAAGTTTGATAATGATCCTAGACAGCAAGACGGAGTTCTTGGATCTGATCATAAACACGTAGATAAATCTGTAAAAGATACAAAAGATATTCATATCTCAAGTATCACAGGATGGGAAACGGAAGATAAAATATTCTTTGAATCATTGAAATTAGGTTTAGAAGAGTATAATACATATCTTACAGAATTAAATGATTGTTGTAAAAGTTTTCCTAATCCAACATTTGGAGTGACTGATACTGGATACAAAGTTCAGAAGTATGAACCAGGCGGATGCTATCATTGGCATCATGATTGGTCTATGTCATCTGAACCAATTGCATCTAGAATTTATACATTCATGTGGTATCTTAATACAATTGAAGAGAAGGATGAGGGATATACAGAATTTGCTGATGGCACTAAAGTTCAACCTGTTGCTGGTAGGTTGATATTCTTTCCAGCGACTTGGACATTCTTACATCGTGGATATCCACCAAAGGTTAAAAAATACCTTTGTAATGGATGGATACATTCTAGTCCTTAATAAATTATGAAAAATTTTACTGAAGAAGATATTATAACATATGAAAATTTCTTTGATCAAAGAGATTTCAAATCAATATCAAATTATTTGGATAGACCCATGTGGAAATGGGGAACAGGTTCTTTACCAGATGGTCATCCAGATAAACCAGACTTTGCAACACCATTTTGGAAAATGGATTTAAGTAAGGAATATTTCTTTGCAGATTATCTTTTTAAGATTATCATGGAAAAAACAAACCAAAAATATGATATCACTCGTTGCTATTGTAATGGTCATACACATGGCACTTCTGGTGTTTTTCATGAAGATTGGTTTGATTCAACAGGCAGAACAGTGCTTTTATATGCAAATGACACTTGGAAACAAGAGTGGGGTGGTAAAACTGTTTTTAATTTAAATGGTAAATATCATTATAAAGAATTTATTCCTAATTCTATCGTTTTATTTCCAGGTATAATTCCTCATAGAGCAGAGGTAACAACTAGATTTTTCACAGGTCTTCGTAAAACTGTGGCATGGAAACTTATATTAAGAGATAAATATTAACATGGCAGCCAATTTTCCAAATAGTCCTAGCATTAATGACACCTTTACCTCTAATGGTGTTACATTTAAGTGGGATGGAACTGCTTGGAAACTACCCGCATCGCCAGGTGTAAAAGGAACAAAGGGAGATGTAGGTGAGAAAGGGCAAAAGGGTGATAAAGGAGATAAAGGTGAGAAAGGAGAAAAGGGTCAAAAGGGTGAACTTGGTAATAAAGGTGAAAAAGGACAAAAAGGTGAAAAAGGACAAAAAGGTGAACAAGGTCTTTCTGGTGGTGTAGGTAATCCAGGACAAAAAGGTCAGAAAGGTGAAAAGGGTGAAAAGGGTGAAAAGGGTCAAAAGGGACAAGATGGTGCTGATAATTCTACAAAGGGTCAAAAGGGAGAGAAAGGTCAGAAGGGTGAAGATAACTCTACTAAAGGTCAAAAGGGTGAGGTAGGAAGCACTACTAAAGGTCAGAAGGGAGAAGTAGGTGCTGATAATTCTACGAAAGGTCAGAAAGGTGAGCCAGGTGCTGACAACTCCACCAAAGGACAAAAAGGAGAAGTTGGTCCTGGTGGATCAGCGACCATAAGTAACAACGCAGATAATCGTGTAATCACTGGTGGTAGTGGAACAAATCTTAATGCTGAAGCAAACTTAACTTTTGATGGCAGTGATTTAACAATTAATGGTGATGCAATTTTTACTGGTAATAACTATAATGCCCGATGGAATAAAAGTGATAGTGAATTAGAATTTGCAGATAATGCAAAAATCACATTTGGAAACGCTGGAGGAACTCCAGATATGTCCATTTCTCATGATGGAACCAGCGGTAGTGTGAGCATGGCAAATGGTTCATTAACTGTTCGTGTTCATGATTCAAATGGTAAAGGATTTTACATAGAAGATCCTAACGGTGGTAGTGCTGAAACCATTGCTAAGTTTGAAAAGAATTCTGTTGGTGGTGCTGGTCGATGCGAATTGATGTATGAAGGACTAAAGAAATTAGAAACTACATTTTCAGGTGTTACTATAAATGGAGATCTTAACGTAACTGGTAGCGTCACTGGATCTTCTGGAATTTTTCCATCTGGAACAAGAATGTTGTTCCAACAAACATCAGCACCAACTGGTTGGACAAAAGTAACGTCAGGTGTAAACAATAGGGCATTGAGAATCGTAACTGGAAGTGTTGGATCTGGTGGTAGTAACGGTTTTACAAATGTATTAACCAGCACAGTAACCACAGCCAATGGTTCAGTTTCTAATCATACTTTAACAACAGCACAACTTGCAACTCACTATCATAATCTTTGGACTAGAAATGAAATAGCGATTGATGGATCTCGTGGTAGCACTAGTAATTCAGGACAAGCAGGTGGTAACTGGAATAGATATGTAGGATATCGTCAAGTTCACGGAAGTAGTGACTCATATACACCAACTTCAGAAAATACTGGTAGTAGTAATTCCCACAATCACGGGTTTACAAATCCTAATTTCAACTTGAATGTTGCTTACACAGATGTTATAATAGCTCAGAAGAATTAATTATGAAACTTGAACAAGGAAAATTTTGTCCTCTAATTGGTAAAGATTGTATCGGTCTACAATGTTCTTGGTTTACTCAGATTAGAGGAAATCATCCTCAAACTGGTGAAGAAGTCGATGAATGGGGATGTGCTGTAACGTGGTTGCCTATGTTGATGATTGAAAATTCTCAACAACAAAGACAAACAGGTGCTGCTGTAGAATCATTTAGAAATGAAACTTTAAATAGGTTATCTACTACAATAAATATGAAAAAAATAGATGAACCACTAGATAGATTGGAGGGAAATAAATTATGAATTTAGTAATAATACCATCAGATAGAATTATCGGTATAGGAACAACTATTATAAGTGGAATTGGAACTGACATGTCTTGGATACCTTCGGATGTTCATGCAGTTCATTGGGATGGTTCTTCGGGTGAGATTGAATATAATGATGGAAAACCTAATTTAAGTGTATCATCTATTGGAATATACTCTCAGGCAGAAACTACATTTAATAATGAAATTCAACGAAGAAAAGATTTGGATGATGAATATCTTAACAGCAGTACTTTTTTATGGATGAAGTTGAGAAGTGAGAGAGATAATCTTTTATTATCTTCAGACTTCACTCAGTTAGGTGATATAGGATTGAGTGAATCTAAAAAAACAGAGTGGATTAATTATAGACAAGCATTGAGGGATCTTCCTGCAAATACGAGTGACCCTGCAAACCCAACTTGGCCGACTAAACCTTCATAAAAATGGCAATAGATTTTCCAAATAGTCCGAATAGTGGTGATACCTTTTCAGTAGGAAGTATCACTTGGAGATGGAATGGATACGCATGGAATCGTATCCCAGATCCTGGTGCAAAGGGACAAAAGGGGGAGAAAGGACAAAAGGGTGAGCAGGGTCTTGTGGGTGATAAAGGCAATAAAGGTGAAAAAGGTTTAAAAGGAAATGTTGAGCAGAAAGGTGTTAAGGGAGAGAAGGGTGATAAGGGTGAAAAAGGACAGAAGGGAGAAAAAGGAGAGAAAGGAGAGAAAGGACAGAAGGGAATAAAGGGTGAAGAAGGTCCTGATAATTCTACAAAGGGTCAGAAGGGAGAGAAGGGTCAGAAGGGTGATAAAGGTCAGAAGGGTATTAAGGGTGAAAAAGGTGAAAAGGGACTGAAGGGTGATAAAGGTGAGAAAGGTGAGAAAGGAGAAAAGGGTCAGAAAGGTCAAAAAGGTGAAAAGGGTCAAAAGGGGCAAGATGGTGCTGATAATTCCACAAAAGGACAAAAAGGAGAGAAGGGTCAGAAAGGAGTTAAGGGTGAAATAGGTCCTGATAATTCCACAAAAGGTCAAAAGGGAGAAGTGGGAGTTGGTAATAAAGGACAAAAAGGAGAACCAGGTGATAAAGGACAAAAAGGTCAACAAGGTCCTCAAGGACCTGGTGGAACTGATGCATCTATACCGTCAGGAGTTATTGTTGCTTGGTCTGGTTTAATATCTAATATACCAACTGGTTTTGTTCTATGTAATGGATCAAATGGAACTCCAGATTTGAGAAATAGATTTGTAATTGGTGCTTCATCGGATACTACTGTAACAAGTTCAACTTTTGCTGGTATAACACTTGGTAGTGTGACTGGATATTCAAAGAGAAGTGGTGGTAATAAAGATGCAACATTGGTTTCTCACAGTCATACACTATCTCATTCTCACACATTTAGCGGGACTGTCAGTAATACTAACTTATCTCACAGTCATACTTATAGTAGTGCAAATCATCCAACTGGTTCAGGTCCTGAGCAAAACCAAACTGGTAGCCCTGAAGATAGAACAACTTTTAACGTTGGTAAAACTACAGGTTCTGCACTCGGTAATCACGCTCACACATATAGTGGAACAACATCGGGAGCAAGCACATCAACAACGAATACTCAGGGTTCATCTTCAACCAACGCAAATTTACCACCTTACTACTCACTTGCTTACATAATGAAGACATAAATTTATTTTTATGATATAATATAAAAAAAAATATTATGGAAGAACTTGAAAATGTGCAATGGTCGACTTATGAGTTGCCTAATATTCCAATATATGAAACAAAATTACCAAAAGATATTCTTGATACTCTTTGGGGATATATTGGTAAAGCAACTGATAGATTGAATCATAAATTAGCTGGCAACATTGACGAGTCACTTATATTAGAAGATGCAGAAGATACACTTTTACTTTTTCTTACTCCTGTTGTAGAAAGATATTTAAATACAGTTCGAGTTAAAATAAGTGATTATGATAAGATATCAAGTGAATTGAAATTAGAAAGTTTATGGGTAAATTATCAAAAACAACACGAATTTAATCCACTACATAATCATTTTGGATTGATGTCATTTGTCATATGGATGAAAATACCTACAGATTGGAGAGAACAACACGAATTACCTTTTGCCAAAAATTCAAACGGACCAGTTGCATCTGACTTTCAATTTACATATACAGATATCATAGGTCATGTTCAAGATTATAATATACCAATGGATTCTGATAAGGAAGGAGTGATACTACTGTTTCCCTCACGTCTTCGTCATCAAGTATATCCCTTTTATAATTGTGATAAAGAACGTATTTCAATATCTGGAAATATTGTTAGAAGTTGATAAATATTATACATATGCTATAATAACAGTAATGTATTATCAAGGTATGGATGATTTCGTATTCGAGGTTGTAGTAGATATCTGTGCTAAAACCTTCAAATTAAAAAGCGATAACGGAAATGATAAGATAATTGCTTGTGAAAATACTGAAGAATTTATGAGAGTATTGGATGTGTGCGACAAAATGCTTGAACCAGAAATGATTGTTTATGCAGAACTAGCACTCACCTCAGATAAATAAAACATTCGGTATTATTATGAAGTTTAAAATAACTAAAAAATGCTGCTGGTTTCGTGGTGGTAGTATGATAGTTAAAATGTACTTCATCAATGGAATGCCTTTTACGTTTGATGAACTTCCAGACGGACATTTAGAAGATCAAGATTTGATAAAAGAAGCAGATGAGTCAAGAACATTTGATGATGCTGATATGTATCAATATTATTCTTATCTTGTAGAAGAAGAATTACATCCTTGTTTATTCTGGGTTGATTTAGAAAACCCAGAAGAATTACCAGACGACATAGATATTCATATAGATTGGGAGGATGAACAAGCTAAATAGACCTAGTATGCATGGTCTAGTCGATCAAATTTTATTGTAGTATAAAAAGATGCCTCTTAATAAGTTAGAGAATTTTATAAAGAATACAGAAGGTCGTATCCTTTATGTAAATCCAAATGATCTTGATTCAACAGACGCTATTGATAATCAAGGCAATTCATTAACAAAACCCTTCAAAACTATTCAGAGAGCACTGATAGAGTCTGCTAGATTTTCATATGTAGCAGGGGATGATAATGACTTAGTAGAAAGAACAACAATATTACTATTTCCTGGTAATCATATAGTAGATAATCGACCTGGTTTTGGTATAAAAGATGAGGGTGGTATAGCAAAGGCAGTGAGTCCAGGTGGTGCTGTTACAGGTGCATTAAATACTTTCACACTCACTCTTAATTCAAATTTCGATTTAACACAAGAAGATAATATACTTTACAAATTTAATAGTGTTAATGGTGGTGTTGTGGTTCCAAGAGGAACATCAATAGTTGGTTTAGATTTAAGAAAAACAAAAATAAGACCAAAATACGTTCCGAATCCTACAGACCCTGATGCACGACAAAGTGCTTTATTTCGTATAACTGGTGCTTGTTACTTTTGGCAGTTTACATTTTTTGATGGAGATGACACGGGACTAGTATATACAGACCCAGTTGATTTCAGTTCTAACAATCAGTCAAAACCAACATTCTCTCACCATAAACTGACTTGTTTTGAATATGCTGATGGTGTTACAAAGTTAGCACAATATAGTGATTTGACTGACTTGGATATATTCTACAGTAAGTTATCAAATGCATATAATGAAGCAGCAGCAAGAAGATCAATAACCCAAAAATATCCAACTGCTCCAAAAGGATTCTCTCCACAAAGACCAGAATTTGAAATCGTAGGTGCATTTGCCACAGACCCACTCAATATTACTAATATTGAATCAGGTGATGGTGCAACTCCAGGTCAAGTAGTTACAGTTACAACCTCTATTGATCATAATCTCACTGGAGGAACTCCAATCAAGATTCGTGGTATTAACGTTGAAGATTACAATATCTCAACAAAAGTATCAAATGTTGTAGATAGAACAAGATTCCAATATTCATTACCTTTTGTAAGACCTAACTTACCAGCAGGATCAGCTGGTGGTTTAAGTAGTTCTAATGGACAAGTTTTAGTTGAAACTGATACCGTCACAGGTGCATCACCATATATCTTTAACACTTCAATGAGATCAGTATTCGGTATGCAAGGTATGCATGCTGATGGTAAAAAAGCAACTGGTTTTAGATCAATGGTTGTGGCACAGTTTACTGCTGTTTCACTACAAAAAGATGATAGAGCATTTGTTAAATATGATAGCACAAATAGAAGTTATGGTGGTATTGCATTTTCTACACAAACAGGTGCACTCTTATCATCTGAATCATCATCAACAAATCCTAATACCGTATATCATTTAGACCAAGAGGCAAATTATCGTAAGGATTGGAGAACAAGTCATATTAAAGTTTCTAATGACGCTGTTGTTCAGATAGTTTCTGTATTTGCGATTGGTTTTCACAGTCATTTTAACATGATAAATGGTGCTGACGCATCAATTACAAACTCTAACTCTAACTTTGGAACATTTTCACTTGCTGCAGAGGGATTTAAAAAGGAAGCATTCACAAAAGATGACAAGGGATTTATCACATCTGTTATTACTCCTCGTTCAGTTGTCACATTAGATCAAGAAATTGAATATTTACAATTAATCAAAGATACAAGTTCAAGTCCAACAAAATTATATCTATTTGGTCAAGAGTCACAAACAGTTCCTCCGTCCCATATAGTTCAAGGATTTAGAGTTGGTGCAAAAGTAAATGAAAAAGTTTTTGTAGATGCAACTGATGGTAATACATATCAAGCAACCATAGTTATGTCAAATGGTGCATCTGGCACTAATGACACATCACAAAAAACATATGAAGCAACTCACTCATCTGCAACTGCTGCTAAGAAAAACGTCTTTACAGTGGGAACTCATGCACTACAGAATGGTGAATCGATTCGCATAATCGCTGATAATGGTGATTTACCTGAAAATATTGATCCACATACAGTATACTTTGCAATTACAAATGATGGTGACACAGATTTATCTGCAACTGAAATAAGAATAGCATCATCAAAAACAAATGCTGACTTAGCAGATCCAATTTTTATTAACACAGTTGCCAGCACTACCGATAAATTTTCAATTATAAGTCGTGTATCAGATAAAAAACCTGGTGATGCTGGTCATCCAATTCAATATGATACGTCAAGAAACAGATGGTTTGTGCATACACTTGCTAGTGGTAACACTCTTCATCCAAAAATTAATGATAATACTATCTTGACCAGTGATATTTCATATATTATTAGAAAAGATGATGATAGAAGTTTAGATGAGAAGATATACAAATTAAGATATGTTGTCCCAAAGGAACTTACTAATGGAAGAGATCCAGTAGATGGATTTGTATTACAAGATTCTAGCTTCACATCAGTTTTAGCAGATGCAGATTTTACCAAAACATCTATTACAGCATCTAATTATGATTTTGATCGTAATACTAGATTCATATCTCAAGCGAGTTTTGATAGCACCCTTAACCTTGTCACAATAAGATCAGATAAACCTCATAATGTTAATACTGGAGATCAAATTATAGTTAAGAACATTAAAAGTTCTACAAACTCTACTGGACTTGATGACAAGGGGTATAATGGTACTTTTGTCGTGGATAGTGTTCTTAACAATAAAGAATTTAAATATTCAAACACTGATGTTGAGAACATTACTCATACCGTTGGCACATTTACAAACAATACTCAAACTCGTAATGCACAACTTCCAAGATTTAGTCGTAATGACACTAAAGGTAATTTCTTTGTTTACAGAACTGAGATAGTCACTCCATATATTGAAGGAGTTCAAGATGGTATCTATCACTTGTTTGTGTTAAACGCTGATAATTCAATGACCGAATCATCTGGTCAATTTACTGATAATAAGTATAATCAAAATATAGTAAATTTATATCCAGAATATGATCGTGATAATATTGATGCAAACCCACCAGAAGCCACCACATTTGCAAAAAGATTTCCACTTGGTGATGTTGTAACTAATGATTTAAAGAAAAGTATTACTAGAGAGACAACTAATAAATTTCTTAAATCTTTTGATGCAACCATTGGCATTTCATCTGTAACAAATAATACTACAAATGCAGTAATAAATCTTGAAGAAGAGCATGGACTACAGCAACTTAAATACTATACAACAAGAACTGGTGGATCTGGACATACAGATGGAACATATTATAATGTAAAATTATTTAATAGTAATGCTGTTCCTGCGTCTGCTGTTTGGAATGGAGCAACAGCTGATGTAACTGTTTCTGGTGGTGCTGTAACTGCTGCAACTATAAAAGAGGGTGGTTCAAACTATAGTGCTGGAACTTATTATTTTGATACTTCGACTGTCGCACTAGGAGGAATAGCTGGCACTCCAAACGCTAGAATAGTTGTTCCTGCTGCTGGTATATCTACTGCGACTGGTAATTATATTCAAGTCACTGGTATCTCTACTGGAACAGATTCTTATCATCGTATATCTGCTGTTAATACAACAAAACAAATAACTGTTGCTAAATCTTCTGCCGATACATTATTAGATGGTCAACAAATAATTGATTTAGGACCATGGTCAGCAGTAAGCAGTTCATCATTCTCATCAACAGTTACCACATTTAATACAACTGCAGCACATGGATTAGTAGTTGGTAATAAATTTAGAGTATTAAACGCAAGTGATGTAAATTTAGGTGATTTTATTGTTGCAAGTGTTCCATCTGTTACTCAGTTTACTGCAACAACCACTACAGCACTTACAAGTCCAAAATATATTCTTAAGCATGGTTTATCTGATAATGAAGCATTATCAAGTAAAGCTGGAGAAAATTTAGGAGTAAGAGGATTATCTATATTTGATCATGAAACACTTAAATTAAATGAAGTAATTACAGCATCTGATTCTGCCTTTAAAGTTACGCTTCCAGACGGAACTACAACTGCGACTTCAATTACTAGTCGTTTTCCTCTAGGTTCTTATATTGAAATAGAGGGTGAAATTATGAGAATTTCATCTAACTCTCTGAGTGGTAGTGGTGATGAAATTTCTGTGATTCGTGGTGCATTAGGAACAATAAGTTCAGCACATCCAGCAAACTCAAAAATTAAAAAGATAAAACCAATACCAATAGAACTTCGCAGACCTTCTATATTAAGAGCATCAGGTCATACATTTGAATACGTTGGTTATGGTCCAGGTAACTACTCAACAGCATTACCTCAATTACAAAATAGATCACTTTCTGAAAGAGAAGAGTTCCTAACTCAATCACAAGAAACATCTTGTGGTAATGTTGTTTATACAGGTATGAATGATAAGGGTGATTTCTACATTGGAAACACAAAGATAGCGTCTGCCAGTGGACAACAAACTACATTTGATATACCTATTCCAACGATTACAGGTGAAGATCCAAATAGATTGAGTATTGTTGCTGATGAAGTTATTATTAAAGAAAGACTACTTGTAGAAGGTGGTTCATCCAAACAAATATTATCTCAGTTTGATGGTCCAGTTACCTTTAATGAGACTGTTAGATTAGCAAATCAAAAAACTTTAAACGTTACAGGTGAAATTAAAGTCGCATCAACTGGTAGTATTCGAGTTCATAATAGCAATAATGCTACTTCTTCAACAACTGCTACAGGTGCAATCTTTACTTTAGGTGGTGTTGGTATAGGTAAAGATATTGTTATTGGTGGTAATATTGTTGGTGATGGTGCATCAAATTTATCTGGATTTAATAATGTTACTGCAACTAACTTTATTGGTAATGGTTCTCAACTAACAAATACTGGTGCTACATTAAGTGAACCTACTTCAGGCACTCAAAGGGTAGTGCTAACAGATAAAACTGGCACAGCTCAAATGACAACTGCTGCTACAGAAGCAGGTGCTGGAGGTAACGATCTCGAATATAATTTTACAAGTCACACTTTAACTTCAAGTAATTTTAAGGGAGACTTAGAAGGTGATGTAACTGGTAACGCTGATAGTGCATCAACATCAGCCAACTTAAGTTTTGGATCTGCTAATCAAGTTGTATTTAAAAATGGTTCAAATAATGGTGCAACATCTAA